TAAGTGCTTGTCCAATACCGGCACTATGTCCTGAAATTGCTATTCTCATTTTGACCTTCTTAAAGAATTTTGTTCTTCAATAAACTTGTCTAAGTCTGTTTGATTATTGATATCAACAGCTACTTTTCCTGGAAAAATGTTGCTGTACGGTAATGTAAGATTATTTTTATATTTTACACTTATAGGATCGGGATTATGTAAAAAAGCGTAAGAATGATTTATGTTAAGATCTGAAGTAAATTTTTTAATATCTAAAAAATTATGAATGTTTAATGCACTCACGGTAGTCCAAGTATTTAAATCTATTCCTTTTATATTTTTATAGTACAATAAATTATCATAAAATTTATCCCATTTAATGGGCCATCTGATATAATCATGTACATCGTTTATACCATCCAAACTCACTGTTACAGTAACTCTAATGCCTTTATTGATTAAATCCTCAATTTCATCTATGACAATAGAACCATTTGTATTAATTCTAATAGATTGAACGTTTTTGGGAAGGTTGGCCAACAAATAACGGTAGTTTTTGCTTGCACTAGGTTCGCCGCCATTGATATCTAAATGAACAATTCTATGTGTTGGTAATTTCCAAAAGCGTGTTGAATTATCCACAATAGGAAAGATTCGAGACTTCAAACTACCAATTTTAGTGCTATAATGTTCATCACATGTTAAACAACCACTGTTACAAACATTATCTAACACTCCCCCTACAACAATATAATCAGGACGAGTTTGTTGTTGATGAAATTTTATTGCATTTAGTCTGATGCTAGTGCCATTCAATCGTTCGGTTTCAATACATCTTACACACTCTTTTGGAGCCAGCTGTATTCTTATACGCTCTAGCCAATCACTGTTATTCATTGCTAGTAAAGAGTCAAACTGGGGTGGCGATATCATGTGTCCACAGCGACTCACAGTTCCGTTGGGATTAAATCTTACAAAATGATCTAACCTAGGACATTGCATAAATTTATGCTCCGTTGAACAACTTCTTTATACACATCCGGATATCGCTTTTGCATTGTTTGAACAATCAATTTCCATGGTACAGTTTTTCCTAATAGATCTTGGGTTAACACTTTATCTAATTGCATATAAAATGTAACCTTAGGAAAATCAATGATGTTGTAATGCACTTTATTTTTATTTTCGTTGATGTGCAAATCCGTTACGGTTTTTAAATCCTCTATTGGATTTATTCTAATTTGAGCTTGGGTAAATCTTCGTAGGTTTACCAACCAATGAAATTGAGGCGCAAAGTGTCTGTTAATAAACAAATGATGTCCGGCTATAAACAACAGAGTATCTTGGTCTAATTGCTTATTGTATTCAATATATGAACTTAGACCAGAAAAGAATCGTTCAACAGGTTCTCTAACAAATATTTCCACAGTATCCAATGCAGGCAATTCTGCCATTGCTAGGGTTCTAAAGCCTGAGTTACTTAAACTGCTATAACCGTTTTTATATATTGGATAAACGTACCGTTGCGGAGCAACTTCTAATACTTCGCAACGGTCCGGGAAAATGATGTTATCTAATTGCGATAACACTGATACACCTTATTGTTTACTGCGGTTCCGAATCATAGCCAAGATATCCTCGGCTCGCTGACTTGATGGTTTAGCAGCAGCTTGCACAGGGGCAGTTGCTACTGGTGCGTCATCTTCCTCGTCAGTGTCAAATGGTGCGGCTGACTGAACAGGAGTAGGTGCTGCCTTGGCAGCTGGAGCAGGTGCAGTAGTCTCCGCATCATCACCACCGCGACCTTGAAAACCGCTGGGCTTGTAATACTGGCTCCAACGATCTGGATCATATGCTTGACCATCAACTGACGCCTCAAACATCTCTTTCAGAACTTTTAGTTCTACTTCTCCGGGACGCTTGGGTAAGAAGTCTGCCAAGTTGTAAAGACCAAAACTGTCAATGGCTGCTTGTTCTTGTGCCGTTAATGCAGTCTCTTTACGACTCCACTTGCTTGTAGAATAGTCTGCATAACCACCTTTACTTGTCTTTGTGACAGTAAAATCCAATCCGGCGGTGTAATCAGTTGGCATGCTTTCTAGTTCTGGGTCCATTAGTGCAGCCTTGATTAAATTAAAGATCTGGGGACTAATTACGAATCTACGAATAGGATTCTCTGGCGTTTTGTCGTCCGCTAGTGGATTTTCTCTTACAAAACCTTGGAACAAGTATGATTTCTTCTTCCAATACTTACGACCCATTTCTTCAAGTCCTGGATCTTTGAACCAAGTACGCACTTCTGCTAGAATAGGGCAAGCGTCGCCATACATTTCTACACAAGGTACTTGCACAACAACAGGTTTTGAATCGGCCTGTCCTTTGATACCTGCAAATGGCAGGCGAATCATTAGTCGCTCGACCCAAAAGAATGAATTCTGTGTGTTAGCGTCTGGTAGGAATCTAATTTTTGCACTTGAACCTTCTGGAATGTTCCAGTGTGCATAGATGGCGTTGTCGCCTTGTGATTGTCCGCCTTGCGAACGAGTTTCTTGCGCTTGTAGTTTAGCGCGAATTTCTGCTAGTGATGTGGCCATAATGTTTCTCCTTATAAAATGCCATAATGTTTGTGCCTAGATATACAACTGCACCGTGCAATTGTATAACAAATGTATTTAGCCTGTCAAAGAAATTTCTAAAAATTTTTGTCTGTTATGTTCAAAAATTAGTTGTAATTGCTGCGAAAGACAATTTAACTCATCGTACGATAAACTTGCTAATCTATCAATTTCGTCTAGTATAGCACGATATCTACTGTATGGGCATTTGATTTGATCGTAACTCTCGTCGATTACAAGATTGAAAGTTTTAAAACCTTTTTGTTGTAAATGCATCAAACTTTGGTAACCAGCAAAAAGTAAAAAAGGTTTGCCTAAATAAAAATTTTTTAATGTTTTTTCTGTAAAAAATCTATTTGAATGTGGATCAGTTTCGCAAACTATTTCAACAAAATAGGATTGATAATGATTGCCTATACACTTAAGACTTTCTTGAAAAGGAACCCAATTTCTACTAGTTTCAAAATCTAGTAATTTTGGACAATTTTCGTCGAACCAAAATTTATCATCCTGAAAGAACTTTTCAGCGAATCGATGATTCCATTGTCCAATATGGGAATTATAACTCAATAAACTATCAACTTGATAATTTTCAGAAAGATATTTGAAAAATTTTAACCGATATAAAGTGTGTCGACCAAATAAAGCTGCGAATTTTTTATTACAATTATATGATGACAATGGTAATGATTTTATTTGTTCATAAACTTGACTGCACCACATTTGTATAACATCAAACTCTACAAATGTGGTATTTGGAATATTTAAATTTCCGTAGCTGGAAATATAACAATCTTTTGCAGTAAGATCAAGATTACTAACCAATTCAGCAATCACATTGGATAATCCAGTGAAATTACAATTAACTCCGTCTCGGCATAAAAAAACAAACACTTTGCCACGACGTTGGCCCAAAATGTACAGTAATTCATTAACGCCTTGACTTTGATATTCTCTAGTGGTTAGATAATCTAAATTTACAAAACAAAAACTGTCATTTTCGTAAATAACCTTATTATTTGTTGAAATTGTTGAAATTATTTCATTGATATCTTTTGTATTCACAAACGGATTAAATACCAGCTAGTTTACGTAAAGAAGCTAACTCTTCTTGAACAACTGGTGCATCAGTTTTAGCAGCACCAACTGGTTGTTGAGGTGGGGTAGGTGGTTGTGGAGCAGCTGGTTGTGTATTGGCATTTTGTTGTTGCAGTATTGACAACAAGTTTTGTGCAAGTGCTCGTTCACCATTGGACATTAGCCAACCAATAATTGTGTTTCTAATGTCTGCGTCAGGACCTTGTGTTTGTGATAATTTTTTAATTGATGTTTGTAAATCTTCTGAATCCAAATCTTGTATGCTACCAATGGCAGCTATACCATCAACACCATCCATGCCTGCTGCGATTGGTTTTTGAAACAGTCTTGTTAGATTATTTTCATCCATATCGTCTGTGTCTGAATCCCAAGTGGCTTCTGTCACACCAGTAGCCCAAGATTCAAATTCTGCTGTTTCAGATGTATTCATACGTTTCCTGTTTTGATAGGCCTTATACACATACGGTAGGGCTTCATTGAATCTATCATCATATATTTTTTTAACAAATCGCTCTCTTAATTCATTAATATCAACAGTTTCCTCTATGTCTTGATTGTAATCTAACATATTGGTCAAAAGTTCCTGACCGCGTCTGCTTTGAAACTTTTTGAGATTCTCTTTTACTTCGTTGTATCTGTGCATGGCAGCTTCTACCATGCCAGTAGTTTCTGTATCTTCAAATGTACGATTACGCATGGCACGAACAAAATGTCGCATACTGGCCATTTCTTGTACCATACCATTGATAAACATGCTGCCCTCATCACCAATGGTGCCGCCTTCATTTAGATGTCTAGCCAATGCCCTTGCACCATGTAAATTGTTATGATCAAGTAAGAATCTCTCACCTACTGGTGTTTCAATAAAAACGTGTTCTATTTGTCTGGCTCTGTCACCGCGTTTGTCAGGATCAATTTGATCACGGTGTTTAATAATTAACTTGTGTTTGCCTACATCACCAAAGCTGACCCGTTTGTTATTGCCCATGCCATACAAACGACCTTCTGAAATGGCCAATTCATCTTTGTTAAATGTTGCGTCCGAACCAGCTTGCTGTCTAATGTCTTTTAGATCCAAGTTACTTCTGTTGATGTCTCTGGTATCAAAAGTCAGCATGTTTCTTCTAGCAAAATTCTTCAAATCGCGCAAGAAATCAAACCACTCTTTTGATTGTGTTTCGTCTAGTGCGTCGGTTATGTTTGACCCATAATAAATCTTCAAGCTGTTTTCGTCGATTAAGCTAATTGTAACATTACCAAAGTTTTCGCCATTGTCGCTGACATAATCAAAGTTGAAAAATCTTGCCTGTTCAGGGTCTGTAATTCTTTGAGCTTTGTCATCGCCAATGTTAACGCTATCAAATCTGCTACGTATTTTGTCAAACAAGGCTAGGGAAATTTTATCTAGTTCACGCATAATATATTATTTATCGTTAAATCATTATAAAGGGCATAGGTGCTATGTAGTCGTCCATGCTGTCACGCATTTTAGCGTCCAAATCAGCATCATAACTTTGTAGTGCTTGTATAAGTCTAAGTGTAAGTAGGGTAGCAGATACCAAATCGTCAGTTTCACCTATTTTGGCTGCAAATCCGGCCCCGCTGGCAACAAAAGTTTTCAGCTCACTAATTAGATTTTTACTGCATACGGTCATCTTGCAATTTTCAATCAAGTTCTTGAATTTTGCACAAACACTCAATTTGCTTTTGTTTGTGGTTGTAAATCCTTTTCTGTGTATTCTAGCTTGTCCGGGCTTGACAGGCTGACTCAAGAAAGTTCCCTTGATATTTTCTTCGCCAAATTCTTCAATGACAACTAACGCAGCTTCACCTAGTGTATTATTTTCTACACTGTAATAGATATCATTTTGTGTGCCAATTGTATCGTAGATATATTCACAAATTTCCTTGAGAATTGCGATTTGCCTTTGTATAGGAGTTCGATTGTGTTGCCATTCTGCTACCTGGATCATGGTTGGTAGTTCAAATACTTGTATAGCTGCGTAATCGCCGCCGGTGCCCAGACTGGGATCTAGTCCTAGCACATAAGTACGATTTCGTTGCGGCTTTTGAAACCAACGCACTTGTCCTTGTAGTTCTATAGGATCCCGGCCTTCAAGTTCTGACAATGTAATACTGTTGATCAGTGTTTCGTCATAGATCAAGAATTCACAGCCGTGCTCACGCCTAAAACGTTCTTCTCCAATACGTCCAATTTCTTCGGCTTTCCATTGTTCGTCCCTGTCGGGATGCTCCCACCATGCGGCTTGATATGCTTTGAATCCATTGATACCTAACGGGGTAGGATTTCCAAACTCATCCACACACTTGTTGGCCTGCTTCCATATAAATGCAAATTGATCTTCGTCGCTGTTGGGGGTACTGGTAATAATAGCTTTACCACCAGTGCTTAATGTAGGAGAAATACTAGTCCAAAACTCTTTGGCAATAGTAGGGCGCACAAACGCAAACTCATCACAGTACAGCAGAGTAATACTCATACCACGGCCGGTTGTTTCGGTTGTAGTTTGACTTACAATACGACTGCCATTTTCAAAATCTATACTTCCTTTGTTGTAACTGGTAACACCAGCTCGGATCCAGTCCGGACACAATTCATATGCATATCTCACACGCTGCATGATTTCTTGTGCGCCTTGATATTTGTGTGCAGCAATTAGTATTGTGCTATCCGGACGGAACATAGCATACCACAACAGGTAACCTGCTGCCGAAGTTGTTTTACCTGTTTGTCTGGGCATTAGGCTGATACTGAATCTATTGTTGTGATAAGTATCGATAAGCCTTTGTTGATATTCAAATGGATTGTACAACATTTTACCTTGTACAGGATGCTGTATATAAAAATAGTTGCTCATAAAGTATTCAGGACCTGATTCAGGATCTGCGCATCTGGCAAATTCTAATATCTGGTCCTCGGTCATGTTGACTTTTTGATACGGACTCTTTATAATACTATCATTAGGCTTTAACATAATTTTACTTATGGCTCATACTCTACTTTTAAACAAAGATTACACACCTATTAGTGTGCTTCCACTTAGCGTTATTCATTGGCAACATGCTATCAAATTAATGTATTTGGGAAGAATTCAAGTAATAGAAACTTATCCAAATTGGATAGTGCATAGTGAAAAACTTGCGCTTAATGTTCCTAGCGTAGCAATTACCCTAGAATACTTTAATTTCAAACGTAGAGTAAATTTTACACGTTACAATATGTATCTACGGGATCTATATCAATGCCAATATTGTTTAGATACTTTTGATTTTGATCAATTGACTATTGACCATGTAACACCTATCAGTCGCGGCGGTAAAACAGAATGGACTAATTGTGTTACCAGCTGTAAGAGTTGTAATTGGCATAAAGCAGATAAAAATAATATTAAGCCAATTAAAAAACCTTATAAACCTGATTACTATGCTTTAGCTGCTGCATGGAAAAATAGTCCTTTTAGGGTAAAAGATCCTAAATGGAATCAGTATTTAGGTAGAGATGCTGATGTTGCCTAAATTGGTTTTTCGCCTGTCAAATAAGGCTTGCTAAACCAAAGTTTAAACCAGGCATCAGTTCCGGGTCGAATATCATGTTTTTTCATGAGTTCACCTTTTTCATTGCCAGTGACACTGATATTGCTGCCAGCAAAGCCTCGGTACTCTTGCATCACTGCACGATTACCAATACCGGCTAACACTTTCAATTGTTCAATATCATTCATTGGTTTCTCTGGCTAAACAATAGGCTCGTATTTTTTCTTCTCTGTGGTATCTTATTACGGATATTACTTCTTCACAGGCAGCTAGTGTGGGATAGCTGTTCCACTCGCGCCAAACACCGTCATCTACTACAAATACCATTAAAACAAACACCCATTTCATCAATGATCGCCATACGGAACTACAGGGCGATCATCTTCAGAATCGTCAGGTCCTGTTAGTTGCACCATGACTGTTTGGCTTCGCCATAATACTCTCTGGCAAATCCATTGGCAATCAACATGGCACGTAGGCTTTGTCCATCTAGGATCATGTCGCCTAGCACACGGCCGCCGAACTTGTCCCAACCGTATAAAATCACTTGACGCTTGACTGACTTTGCAACCGCATTCTTGGTAAATGCTGTGGCAGCTTGACCACGCTGATCTTCTGATGCGCATTGAGCGCGATGTCCTTTTTCTGGTGTGTCTACGCCAAATACTCGTACTGCCAATTCAGGTTTAAGTGGCGCTGGTAAAAATGGTGCAGCAATAACTACAGTATCTCCGTCATTGACTCTTACCACTTGTGCATCATATGTAACACCTTGTGGTGCTTTTTGTGCTAAAACTAATCCCGGTACTAATAATAAAATTGCTAATACGTTTTTCATTGATTT